CAATAATTTCGAAGGTATCAATAAGAACACTTTAATTAAAAACCTAAAAAAATACCGAGATTTTGTAGGTGAAGAAGAAATGACAGATGACCAACTAATTAGGTCTTATCTAGAACTGAATAGATACAACCCTGTGAGTTTTGGTGACACTATAGGAGCTTCAAACCCTGAAATTGCTAAAGTAAAAGCAATGGAAAACTTTATCTATTATGTAAAAAGTATGGCTTCACTTTTAAAAGGAAAAGCGGTATTAAAGAAAGACATTGCCAACAAGTTTATTCCTGCAGAACCCCAAATAGGTTTTTCTGATGATGACTTAAAAAATCTCGAAGCAATGAAAACACATTTCAAAGACAAAGAAAATGTGCAAACTTATTCTACTGCTGGAGGAATAAAGAAGAAATACTAACTAGTTAAGTAATTAATTAAAATAAACTAGAAATAAATAACTAAACTGGAACTGGTACTAGCAATAGTAATATTTTGAAACTATTAAGTCAAGAGAAATATTTTCAAAAAAGTTATATTTATAAGAAAATAAAAACGTTAAAGAAAAAAATTTTATACAATGGCTGATTTATTAATGAAAATGCCCATACCTTACGAACCTAAACGTCAGAATCGTTTTATTCTAAGGTTTCCTTCCTCTTTAGGAATTAACGAATGGTTTGTAGAAAGCACCTCAAGACCTCACATTATGATTGGCGCTACTGAAATACAATTCCTAAACACATCAACATTTGTTGCGGGTAGATTTAATTGGCAAACGATTAATGTAACGTTCCGAGACCCAATTGGTCCATCTGCATCTCAAGCTCTTATGGAGTGGGTTCGTCTACACGCCGAATCTGTAACAGGTCGTATGGGATATGCTGCAGGATACAAAAAAGACGTGGACCTCGAAATGTTAGACCCAACTGGTGTTGTTGTTGAAAAGTGGATTCTTTACGGAACATTCTTAACAGACGTAAACTTCAACCAATTAAGTTACAGTCAGGATGCTTTAGCAACAATCACAGCAACACTCAGAATGGACCGCTGTGTTCTTGTTTATTAATCTTTATTAATTTTTTTAAGACGTTATATTTAACCGTAGGGCCAATCCCTACGGTTTTTTATTATGGAAAATAAAGTTGAAGATTACGGACAAATGAATTTTACTCTACCACACGATGTGGTAACACTTCCAAGTGGGGGTATGTTTTACAAAAATAAAAAAGACTCAATCAAGGTGGGTTACTTGACAGCATCTGATGAAAACATTTTGTTAGCTGGGGGTCAAGATATGACTCTGAATTTACTGAGAGCAAAAGTATTTGAACCAGGTGTGAGACCTGAAGAATTGCTTGAAGGTGATGTAGAGTCAATCCTTATCTTTTTGAGAAATACAGCTTTTGGACCAGAACTAGAATTAAACCTCAAGGACCCTAAAACCGACAGAGACTTCAAAACAAACGTTAGACTTGACGAGATTAATATAAAAAGAGGACAAACACCTTCTGAAGATGGAACATTTACTGTTACACTTCCTGTATCTCAGACTACAGTTAAACTCAAACCATTAAATTACGGTGAAACAATGGATTTGAGTAGACAAATACAATCATACCCTCAAGGTCGTGTGGCACCGAGAAGAACACTTCGTCTACAGAAAGAAATCCAAAAAATTGGTGAAAATTCTGATAAAGGAGAAATTGCAAAATTTGTTGAGACAATGCCAATTGCTGACTCGAAATTCATAAGTAAATTTATGAATGATAACGAACCTAGACTCGATATGTCTAGGGTTATTATAGCCCCATCAGGAGAAAAACTTACGGTTAACGTAGGGTTTGGGGTCGAGTTTTTTCGCCCTTTCTTCTGAGTATAGAAAAACACAATTAGACGAATTTTACTATCTGTCCAAGTTGGTTGGAGTTAGTTGGTCTGAGTTTCAGACTATGCCAATATATTTTAGAAAATATCTTTTGGATAAGTGGGTGGACGAAAACAAACCACAATAAAAGTGACCAATAATCTATTTATCTAAAAAACTAATATGGCAGAAGAAAACATTGGTGGTTTCTTGGGGGCAATTGAAAAACTCAAATCCGGATTAAAAGACGAAGGTCTTGTCGGAGCCTTTGACAATCTAACTCAGGGAATTAAAGATATTAATAATGGTTTTTTGGAATCGAGAACAAGAGTGTTGGAATTCTCCACAGCACTATCGGATTCAGTTGCTGGTATTACAAGATTGGGTGGAGATTTAACTGCGACTCAAGAAACAATTTCTAATATTGCAGTTGCCTCAAGACGGAATGTTGTAGAAACATCTCAAACCGTTCAAGAGATATATGCAACTGCAAAACTGTTAGGTCAATTTGCGGACGACTTGGTACAAGATTTTGTAGAAGTAGGCAATAGTATCGAAAACATCGGAGAAATAACTGCCGAGTCCATTCAGTACATTCAAAGTATGGGACTGAATGCAAAAAAAATTATGGGTGACGTAACTGATAATATGGGATATATGAACCGATTCAATTTCCAAGATGGTGTTATGGGTCTGACAAAAATGGCAGCACAAGCATCTATGTTACGTTTTGATATGAATCAAACTGCTCAGTTAGCTGAGAAGGCTATGGACCCTGAAGGAGCTATTGAGTTGGCATCGGCATTCCAAAGATTAGGTGTGACTATGGGTACATTGGTCGACCCGTTTGCCTTGATGGATGCATCTATCAATGACCCAGGAAAATTACAAGACAGTGTCATTGATTTAGCCAAGACATACGCACAATTTGACAAAGAAACACAAAGGTTTGAAATTAATCCGTATGGAATAAGAATGTTGAGAGAGGTTGAAAAACAAACTGGTCTGAGTGCTGAAAATTTAAAAAAGACTGCTTTAGCAGCTTTGGAATTAGACACAAGATTATCGGACATCAATTTTAGTATTGATGCTAGTGAAGAAGATAAAATGATGATTGCCAACATAGCAAAGAAAAAAGATGGTGACTATGTTGTTAGAATATTTGATGAACAAAAAGGTGAAATAGATGTAAAACTTTCGGAATTGACCTCCCAACAGTTTAGTAAGTTAATAGAACAACAAGAACAAGAACCTAAGACGATTGAAGAAATTCAAAGAAGTCAATTTAGAGTTTCCGAAAAAATGGCTAATGATACTGCAGCAATTAAAAATTATTTTTTATATGGTGCAGCTGGTCAGACTGGATTTAGGAGAGTTTTTGAGGATTTGGGAACAGCATATGATGATTTTTCAACAAGTATGAACAAAGCGGTACCATCCCAAGGAGATATGAGAACAATGTTCGAGGGAGTTGGAAACAGTGTTAGACAAGTTGTATTAGACGCAATTACTACAAGAGACCCTGCACAAATTGAAAAAGCTCTTAATGAGTTAGCAAAACCGAAAGAAGATATTCCTGCAAAGAGCGCTGAAATTATGAAAAGATTTTTGTCAGAACTTGGGACAAATATGCCAAAAGAAAGTTTATCTGCTGTAGGAGTAGGGTATAAACAATTGACAGATGCCATAAGAAGTTTGACAACAGTTAGTGAAAAAACACAAACAATAAATGGAGATTTTAATTTAGATGGAACAATAAGCGTAAATGTTCAAACTCCTGGTGTTGACCCTAAACAAGTTCAGGCGCTGTTCAGAGATAGAGAATTTCAAAACTTGTTACATCAAATCATAAGAGAAAGAGCTGCTGTTGAAATAAAAGCCCTTAATAGATAAAAAACAATCAAGTTTCTATTTATTTAAAAACACAAAATGGCTAGTCCTTTAGATTTTGCAAGCTCAGAGGTTTTTAGAAAAAAACTTATTGTTAGAAACCTCGTGCCTTATGTAAAATCACCCACTAAGGCTTCCCCCCCAATAAACTACGAAACCATTCAAAGGGATTTAACACCCACAGATTCTGACGATACATTAATTGACAACCCAATATTTGCAACCAAGGCATACCCTTTAAATCAATACGGGGCATCTGGTGGTTACAAACAAGTTAGGGACCCAAGTACATTACAAAATACAAATTCTAATGAAGGTGAATATGATTTTAGTGATGCAAGATTAATTGATGACGCACCAAAAGCCGCTCAGATTGGTTTCCCTGGTATTTCACCTGCTTGGCAACCCTTAAATTTATTTGACCCACCAGCACTTATCGATGGTGGTCAGTATGTAAGTTTAGATGAAATCTTAGGTAAAGGTCAAAGAGCACAACAATATCCTACATTTGTACCATCAGTATATCGTTCAGTAAATATTTTACTTCAAAAAGACCCCGTAGGTAGTAATGGATTAACATCACAAGATTCATTCATAGTACAATTGGGTTCTAAATTGTTAAAAGAACAATTCGAAAAAAGAATTGCCGCAAACATCAGAAGAAATACCATAGGTCGAGCAAACTTTTTGAATGGTGCAGGTGGTTCTGATATCTTTGGTATTATATTAGGTCGAGTACCAATTTTAGAACCAATATATAATATCACACAAAGTAGTGCCGTTTTAGGGGCTGCTGCGGATTTTATCAATAGAGTTTCAGGAAGTTACGCTCCATACTCAACTATCCCCGGTGATTATTTTGATTCATCAATAAATAGGAGATTACCTATGACAACCCAACAGTTGTCAGGTGCGTATGCACAAGCTAACCTTAATTCAGGAATCGGTAGATTTTTTGGTAGATTATTAGGGTCACCAAAATCAGGTTCTATATTGTTTTTACAAAATACTGGCTCAGGAACCAAAAATTTATTGTTCCAATCATTAGATTACAATCTATTCAAACCGGCATACACAAGAACTTTCTTTGATAATGTTAGGGGAGCACTAAGAGGTGCAACTGAAAACGATTCAAATTATTACATAGGTTCACCTAAATCTGAACCAGGTGACATTTTATCTCCACAAGGTGATTTACCAACGGATTCGTTTGGAGGTGAAATACAATCGCCAGTTTACGGACCACAAGAAATTGCACAACTTTACGAAGGTCCAAGTCGGGCTATTAAGTTAGGAGCAAATGGACCAACATACAGTAATGGTGGTGATATAATGGGGGGATTCACTTGGGTATCACCTAAGTACAAAGATAACGCTGGTTTCAAAGTTGGGTTGGGGGGACAAAATATTTCCGAAGACCCTGATTTCCCGACTCTTAATTATTCGAATTCAGAATCTACAAACTTCAAATTTAAAAATGGTTCTATTTTAGATGATACTCAACGACTTATAAATTCACAACCAAGAGGCGGTAGAAGATTACAACACGTTGGAAACGCAATAGACCAAGTATCAAAAGTATTCAATGATGGTTACAAAGAAATTACTAAAGGTTCAAAAGTAATAAGATACGTAGGGGAGTTGGGTGTTGAGAAAGGTGCTGAATATTGTAGAATTTTCCAAAAAGATACACCATATCTTCAGTATAATGATTTACAAAAACAAGATGGAATAACTAAGTCGGGAAGAAAATTTGCCTATTCAATATTGGATAATACCTATAACTTGAATATTGCACCTATGAAGGGTGATACTTCAACAAACATATTTGACGGAAGAGCTCAGAAGTATATGTTCTCCATCGAAAACTTGGCTTGGAGAACATCAAACAGACCAGGTCTGACTTGGTCGGATTTACCTGTTTGTGAGAGGGGGCCAAATGGGGGACGTGTAATGTGGTTTCCACCTTATGGAATGACTTTTAGTGAATCAGTTACTCCGACATTCAAACCAACTGATTTTATTGGTAGACCTGAACCAGTATACACCTACAGCAATACTTCTAGGTCTGGTACTTTAACTTGGAAAGTAGTTGTAGACCACCCCTCAGTCCTTAACTTAATTGTAAATAGAGTATTAGCAAGTGAAACATTAAGAGAAAAGGCTCAAGGATTGTTAGACTCATTTTTTGCGGGATGTAAAAAATATGACTTGTATGAGTTAGCTGAAAAATATTATCAAGTAAACCCTGATGATTTACGTGAAATACAGGAGAGGATTGTAAATCAAACGGTTACAACAGAGGATATTAGATATATCACTAATACTGTTCAAACAGGTAACGACTCAACAAACGCCAACGGTGTTGGAAATGGTGGTGTTGGTATAAACACATCAACCAACAATAGTCAAACTGCTGACACATTCCCATTTAAAACTTTCGAAAATTATGCATTATATTTTGACAATGACATCCCGTTGAATGGACAAAGTGTTGAACAATATAACATTCTCTACAACACTTACGTTGCCACTCCTACAAAACAAGAGTATCAAGAACAAAGTAATGAAAAACAAGAAGTTGCAACATTTTTTACAGACATAGTAGAAAGTAATAAAACTGAAATTCAACAGATGTTACTCCAATTATCTACAACATTGGACAACAACCCAAGTGCGACCGCAAATATTATTTTGGTTGGAAGTGCTTCAATGCCTCAATCAGAAACTTACAACAAGTCTCTTTCTCAAAGAAGAATTGAT